GTTAGAGCTTGTGATATAGTATCTGATAGCGAAGGTAATTGGTATGCAGGTGATAAAGATCATAAAAGAGTATTGAAGGTAGAGTTTGAACTAGAGATAGATTATTAATGGTGGAGCAGAGAAGGGTTGTCAGAACATTCTTTCAAAGTTTAGGTACTTGACATCCAAAACTTACAGAAAGTTTCTGACAGCTCTTATATTAAAGATATGAAGGTATTGACTTTTAAAAGATTGTGTGGTATAATAAGGTAATTTTTATCCAATGGTGGATATTTAATCAGAAAGGAGTAGACAATGGACTTTAAACCGTACAAAAATTACATGGAGATAGACACAATGGACGCAGAATTTATCATGGATCTTTTTAAAAAACCTTTAGAGAAAATATCCTTACAAGATATTAACGAATGTTTATCTGATTACATAAGATACATAGACAATCCAAACCAATTAGAATTTAATTGGAGACAAGGAACGAGACAATGAGATGTGCGTGTTGTAATACTAAACTAGAGGAAAGTGAAGTACGATACAATAAGCTATTGAAAAGATGGGATTATTGTGGCGTATGTAAGACAGCAAGTAGAGAGATCATTGCTGAATATGAATGGTTAGAAAATAATTTAGAAAGTAATAATTTTTTACTTGACAATCAGTTTATTCCAGAGTATAATATAGGAGTAGAAGAAGATGACACATAGAGATGATTGGAATAATTACTTTAAACCTAATTATAAAAGTATTATAAAAGATTTATATAATATTTTAGAAGATAACAAGGATATGTATGATAATGATAATGATAAAAAATCTTTACTTTTACAAGCTCTTTATAACAAAGTTTCAAAATGCTTATAATAATCATAATACTTATCTTATGGCTATGTTGGTATTTGTCTTAACTTTAAACAGTTTTAATACAGTTAAAGCAGAAGATAATCCAGAGGACATAGGATGTCTAGTAGAAGCATTATATTTTGAAGCAAGATCTGAAACTTTTGGAGGAATGATAGCAGTTGGTAATGTAATTTTAAACAGAGTAAGACAATCAAGATACCCTAATACTATTTGTAGTGTCGTACATGATGGACAATATTGGGAAGGAAATCCTGTAAAATTTAGATGTGCTTTTAGTTATTGGTGTGATGGTAAACCAGAAAGATATAATGACATCAGTGCTTTAGCAGATGTTCAAAGAGTTGTTATGATGTTGACACAAGGAGTTATGATTGAAGGATTTGATTTAGCTACTCATTATCATGCTCACTATGTCGAACCTTACTGGGCTTACTCAGAAAATTTTGTTTACTTAGGTAGAATTGGAAGGCATTTATTTTATGAAACCTTATATGATTATTAAAAATAACAATTTTAAAGTAGGTATTATATGAAACCATGTATGACAATAAAAGTAGGAGGAATGGATATAGACATCCTTCGTGTTCCGTTAAATGGAGAGATGTTTGGAGACTTTAGTTATATCAATTCAAGAATACGCATTGAAGAACAATTAAAAGGTGCAGTTCTAGTAGATACAGTAAAGCATGAGTTAAATCATGCGATATGGGCTATAGGAAATTTAAAAGATAAGAAGGAGGAAGAAGAGCGTGTTTGTTCTGTTATGGCAAGTTATCAGACACAAATAGACAGAGACAATCTTCATTATCTAAAATGGACAGTAAAGAACCTAACAAAATAATAGGCGTTGATACTTTTAGAGAACGTAAAGCAGAACAGCTTATACGAAAACTAGAGTACGATCAGATAGGTGAAGCAGAATTTATTATAGGAATGTTAAGACTAGGATATTCAACAGAAGTTGTGAACGTAATATTAAATGATATGTTTGAGGAGGAATGAGTATGTTTAGATGGATAGCTTTTGTAGGTGCAGTGTCATCTTTACTACTTCTTACCTCTGGCAATGTGTCTGTTCAATGGATTGGTTGGACAGTATCATCTGTATCTTGTCTAGCTTGGATATGGTTTGCTAAACAAGATAAGGATGTACCAAGAATGTTGATGGAAATTTGTTACTTTAGTGCAGGATTATGGGGGATATATAATTGGATATGATTATTGCATTACTTTTAGGTTGGTCTGTTTTTGCTACAGCTAATTCAGATTTTATAAATAGAGTTGAAGAATTAAAAGAACAAGGACATAAGTGGGAGTATACTGGCAAACAATATTGGGAAGATACAGGAAATAATCCTGCAATATTAATTGAAAGTTATAAGGGAACTAAACCTAGATACTATTGGATAATAGGAGAGATAGAAGAAAGGAGAGTTAAGTGATTTCAAAAAGTATAAGAAAACCAAAGAGGTTAAGACCTTCAAAAGATCAAAGAGTTAGACGACCTCAAGTTTCTATTCCTTCTGCTAGAAAGGAAAGACAAAAATATACATCAGATCAATACAGAGAAAAATTTGATACTATAAAGTGGAGTAAAAGATAATGAAGAAAAGTTTTATATTGAAAGAAACAAAAACAAATTTCAAAGGTAAATAAAAATGAATGAAGATACCTTTATGTTTAATAAAAAATTAGTACAAACAATAAATATGTTCTGGTTAAAACGTGGCATAAGAGCAGGAGCTAGATTAAAAAAACATATACTACCAGATGGAGACATACATTATACAATAGTTTCTAATTTGATTGTAGAAAAAGATTATACAGTAGATGTAAGGAGAGAAGATTAATGGCAACATATAGTAACATTTTAACGAGACCCATGCGTGAAGAAGATGTGGTAAATCAGCCACCACATTACAATAAAGGTAGTATAGAATGTATTAATGCTATAGAAGCTTCAATGACTAAAGAAGAATTTGCTGGCTATTTAAAAGGAAATGTGTTAAAATACTTGTGGAGATATAATTACAAAGGTAAACCTAAAGAAGATTTAGATAAATCAGATTGGTATTTACAAAGATTGAGAGGGCTATATGAGTGATGCACTAAAATCACACGTACCATGTAATGATTGTGGCTCCAGTGATGCACTAACAATATACAAGGATGGTCATACTTACTGCTATGCTTGTGAGACAATTCATTGGGATAAAAATAATACTGATAATAGAAACAAGAATGAAAATGTTTATAAGATGGAAACAAATTTAAGATCTAAACCATTTAGAGGATTGTTCGAAGATACTGTTAAGTTTTTTGGAGTTGTAGTATCAGAAGATAATAACACACATCACTACCCTTATTACAATGAGAGTGGTGCTCCTGTAGGAACAAAGGTACGAAATGTAATTAACAAAAGCTTTTTCTCGCAAGGTGATATAAAAGAAGGATTACTATTTGGTCAAAATCTTTTTAGAAATACTGGTAAATATATAACCATATGCGAAGGTGAAGTAGATGCTATGTCTGCTTATCAAATGCTTGGAAGTAAGTGGCCTTTTGTTTCTATTAAGAATGGTGCTCAGTCTGCTGTTAAAGATGTTAAGAAAAACTTTGAATACTTAGATAGCTTTGAGAATGTTGTTATCTGTTTTGATAATGATGAACCAGGAAAAGCAGCAGCAGAAAAAGTTGCTCAGTTATTTTCACCTCGTAAAGCAAAGATAGTTCCATTAGCAGAGAAAGATGCTAACGATTACTTACAAAAAAATAAGATACAAGATTTTGTCAATGCTTGGTGGAACGCTAAAGTTTATATTCCAGATGGTATTCTTTCATCATCTTCTATGATTGCTTCATTAGGAGACTCAGATGATATGCAATCTATTCCTTATCCATTTGAAGGATTGAATAGAATTACAGACGGTATGAGACAAGGAGAGATGGTTATCGTAACTGCTGAAACAGGTGTTGGTAAAACTTCTTTTCTTAGAGAGATATGTTTTAATCTATTAAAGAGTACAAAAGAAAATATTGGTACACTATTCTTAGAAGAAACACCAAAGATTAGTAGTGTTGGTTTAACTGCAATGGAAGCTAATATACCAGCACATAAGTTTAAGAAAGTTTTAGAACCAAAAGATAGACAAGAGTTTGGTAAACGTCTTTTATCTGATGATCGTATTTATTTTTATGACTCATTTGGATCAATGGATATAGATAATCTGTTAGCTAAAATAAGATACTATGCTAAAGGTTTAGATTGTAAGTTTGTTATACTAGATCACATTAGTATTATAGTTAGTGATGGACGTAATGGTGCAGATGAAAGAAAGATCCTTGATGAGATCGCAACAAAGTTAAAAACTTTAACAATAGAATTAGGAATATGTTTGTTAGCTGTTGTTCATGTCAATAGACAAGGACAGATAAGAGGTACGGCTGGTATAGAACAGTTAGCTAACATGGTAGTAGGATTAAAGAGAGATAGACTAGCAGAAGATGATATAGAAAGAAACACTACAGACGTAGTTGTATGGAAGAATAGATGGACAGGAGAAACAGGAACAGCTTGTCATTTATATTATGATCCATCAACAGGACGCATGACGGAAAGAGATATGTCAGATGTTGAAGATGTGGAAAAATAAAAGAAAATTAATAGTTGATATTGAAACTGATGATTTTGATGCTACTGTTATACACGTTGCAGTTACGAAGGATATAGAAACAAAAGAGGTAAGGAGTTTTAGAGATGCGAGAGACTTCAATACTTATGTTAATTCCAATCCTAGCTATTATATTATGCACAACGGATTATCTTTTGATGCTCCTATACTAAATAAACTTTGGAAGTCTGGAATAAAAGTTAATGATTGTATTGATACGTTATTGTTATCACGTTTATTTAATCCAGTTAGAGAAGGAGGTCATTCTCTTGAAGCATGGGGATTACGTTTTGGATCTAACAAAATACATTTCCAAAACTTTGAAACATATTCTGAAGAGATGTTAGAATATTGTAAACAAGATGTGAACATAACAGATAAATTATTTTCATTCTTGTTAGAAGAAGGAAGAGATTTTTCAGAAGAGTCTATAACTTTAGAACATGAAGTGCAGCATATAATAAACAAACAAGAGAAGCGTGGTTTTAATTTTGACTTACGAAAAGCACACTTGTTATTAGCAGAACTAATGGAAAGATCAAATGCAATCAAAGAAGAGATTACAAACAAGTGGCTACCTATTCCTAAGATGGACAAAGAAGTTACTATTCGTTATACTAAAGATGGTAGACTTTCTAAAGTGGGTCTTAATGGTATCAGTAACGCTTTACATACTGTACGTGGCGATTTTAGCCGTATTAAATACGTTCCCTTTAACCTCTCCTCTCGTCAGCAAATTAGCGATAGGTTAATAAGATTAGGTTGGAAACCTACAAAGTTTACAGAGAAGGGTCAAGCTATTGTAGATGAAACTATTTTATCAGGAGTAAAAATACCAGAAGCAAAACAGATAGCATTGTATTTAACATTAGAGAAACGTATTGCACAAATAAAAGCTTGGATAAAAGCTTCAGAAAAAGATACTAGAGTACATGGGAGTGTTATAACTTGTGGTGCTATTACGACCAGAATGACACACAACAGTCCTAATATGGCACAAGTACCTTCAACACGTAAACCTTATGGAGAAGAATGTAGGGAGTGTTGGATACCGAGTAGTGGGAATAGTTTGATTGGTATTGACGCTAGTGGTTTAGAGTTAAGAATGTTAGCACATTATATGAATGATAAAGATTATACAAAGGAAGTGGTTGATGGAGACATACACACAGTTAATCAGATGGTTGCAGGATTGCAATCAAGAGATCAGGCAAAAACATTCATCTATGCTTTTATCTATGGAGCAGGAGATGCTAAAATTGGAGCTGTCGTTGGTGGAAATAGAACAGATGGAAAAAACCTTAAAGAACGATTTCTCAGTCGTACACCAGCACTTGCAAATCTTAGAAAACGAGTCTTTAAATCTGCTAAGACTAGTAAAATCAAGGGTCTTGACGGAAGGTATCTCAAGATAAGATCAGAACATTCAGCACTAAATGTTTTACTACAAGGTGCTGGTGCTATTGTAATGAAGAAAGCATTAAGTATTTTTTATCAAGATTTATTAAAACAAAAACTTAATCCTTCACAATACTTTGTTGCAAATATACATGATGAGTGGCAGTTAGATGTACCAACAGGACTTTGTGAACAAGTAGCTAACATAGGTGTAAGATCTATACGCAAAACAGCACAAGCTCTTAATCTTAACTGCCCTCTTGATGGAGAGTATAAGATTGGAAACTGTTGGTCAGCAACTCACTAGGAGAAAAGATGTTACGAATGTATGACACATTAGAAAATAAGTTAAGTAGATTTCATAAAGCTTTTGGACATCCTGTTGGAAAAGAATTTTCTGTAGAGGATAGTAAGTTACCTTTAGCTTTAATACAAGAAGAGTTTAAAGAATTAATTGAAGCTGTAGAGAAAGGAGAAATACCAGAAATAAAAAAAGAGTTAGTTGACTTAATGTATGTATGTGTTTCCATGTGTGTACGTTATGGTTGGAATTTATCAGTTATGTTTACATTAATACATAACTCTAACATGACTAAATTAGACGATAATGGTAAACCAATCTATCGTGAAGATGGAAAAATACTTAAGTCTAACAATTACTTACCAGTAGACTTGACAAAATTGTAAAAGTAGTTTATAATATTAGTACCATTAACTTTAAGGAGAAATATAAAATGGTTAAAGCAGACGTTTACACAGTAGAAGGACTTGCATATTGGGCTAAGTTAGATCAGCCTAGACGCAATCCATTTATTAGTGAGGATCAATATTCAATAAAGTTATATGTTGATACTCATAATAAAAAGTTACTAGAGTCTTTAAATTTAACAGGCTCTGTAAAGAAAGATGACATTGGGGAAGGATTTAGTTTTGCTCTCAATGCTGTTACAAAGAGTGGTAAAAATGCTATACCACCTAAAGTATATGATTGTGATATGAATGATGTAACACATGATGTACTGATAGGTAATGGGAGTAAAGTTGTAGTTGAGTTCGCTATACTCGAAGTTCTTGGTGGTCCAGCTAAAGGAAAGAACAAAGCATTTATACGTAATGTTCAGATCATAGATCTTATTCCGTATGAAGGTAGTGGTGGTGGATCATCCACTTTTACGAAAAGAGATGATGGCTTTTCTTCATCTAGCAATGCTTACTTAGAGGAACAATTAGCATAATGAAAAAAAATCTTGACACTTTGGTTGGTGATATATATGAACTTTTCGAAGGAAAAGAAAATCACTTCCCTGAAGATAACAATATGCGATTACTTTTAAACGGTATCGCTAAATCTCTTAGATTAAAAATGTTAAAGAATAAGGATTGGGAGCCTCGTTTGAGAATGTCAAACATTGGTAAACCAAGTCGTCAAGTTTGGTATGAATTGAATAAAGCTCCACGAGAAAGTATGTCTTCTAATACTTATATAAAATTTCTACTAGGAGATATTATCGAGGAGCTTTTTCTTTTCCTTGCTAAAGAAGCAGGGCATCATGTTGAAGCAGAGCAAAAAGAAATTGAGATTGATGGTATCAGAGGACGTATGGATGCTAAGATAGACGGTGTTGTTGTTGATGTTAAGTCAGCAAGCTCCTATGCTTTTAAAAAGTTTAGAAACAATACCCTTGCACAAGATGATCCTTTTGGTTACATAGATCAGATAAGTGGTTATGCTCAAGCTGAAGGTGATGCTTACCCTGCTTTCTTAGCAGTTGATAAACAGAATGGTACTGCTGTAGTATCACGTATAAAAGCTAAAGATGTTTCACCTCGTATAGCTGAATTAAAAAAATTAGTAGATAAGAAGGAACCACCAGAAAGATGTTATGCTGATAAAGCAGAAGGAACAAGTGGTAATCGTATACTAGATATTGGTTGTTCTTACTGTGCGTTTAAAAAACATTGCTGGTCTGATGCAAATGATGGTAAAGGTATAAGAAGTTTTGCTTTTACACATGGAATTAAACACTACACTAATGTAGTTAGGGAACCTAAAGGCAGGGAATTTGGGTGATGCTAGAAACTCGACAACTAATAATTGATAAGTGCGATCAAACAGATATAATAGATATACTTAATATCTCTACTGAAGAACTAGTAGATATACTATGGTACAAAATAGGAGATAACTTAAACCTATTTGAAGATCTGCTTGATATAAATATTGAGGATGAAGATGACGAGTTTGAATATTGAAAGTAAATAACTATGGGTAAAATGCAGCGTAACAAA